CCCGGGGGTTCCTAGATATTCTAGGAAGCAGCGGTCCCATTCTCTCAATAAAGAGGTTCCTGATGGAAGCCTTTTTTGAGACTGTCCAGAATCTGTTATCAGTAGGTAACCATTCTAGACATCCACCAAGCTGTTGCGATTTTCCAATCGCGACATTCTTGTTGTCTTTCGCCACCCGCGCGGATTCTCCGCGTTCGAGAAGGCGAACTTTCACGGAATCCACAATAGTGGAGAGGGCATAGTCTTCCTTATGGAAGGGTTGCCCATACTTGAGATTCATTAGATTAATGATTCTCTCCGTGTATTTAACACATATCTTGGAATAGCCATGTTGGCCTTCCGATATGTGTGAACCCGCTCGGAGATGACATTTTGTGATCTCCTGCAGGTAATTCAGGGGTCCACGAGCAATATGGTCGTCGCCCCCGATATGGATGAACCGCCACGACTTATGTGGTGCCGGCTCATCCGTTACTAGTATATCCTTCCTCTTTATAGAGGTTAGGAATGCCAGTTCCTCAATCGCCAGATTGAGTAAGGTTAATGAGGGTTTAGCTATTGCCTCACCCATCATTATACCTGTTTTCGAGAATAGGGATGTACCATCCTTAAACTCGACATGTCTCGGTCCTATCATCGATAGGACGAGATTTATATAGTCGGGCCTGGTCTGCAGACCATACCCGGCTATGAAGCTCCTCAGCATCACTTCTGTGACGCTGAATTGCTGTGCATTCGTAGCGTCCTTCAGGTCACTACTAAGCACAAAGAGCTCTTCATCTAGATTATCTAGCTTGCAGAGATCTTTAACCGCGCTCCATGCCTGGTCCATCCGGTGAAAACTGGAGAAGACCGAGGGATGATACTTCATCGCCTCGATGAGGCCATGGGCTAGCGGTGCCTGTAACACGTTGACCCAGTAGGGTGATAGTGTTACAAGTCGCGCCTTGTTTCCCAGTTCTGGGACAACCTCGACGCGTAGTGATGGTATTGCCTCGGAATCCTTCCAAGCACAATACATCATCTGCTTCCCGGTGAACTCGTTGAGTCCCCAGAAGCGTCCCGGTTGATCGTCGGATAATCCGTACGTCACCGGTTCCCCGAAGTTACCTGTTGGAAACATCCAATCGTAATCCTCGGGTACAAAGACGGTTTTCCATGCTTGGACACCGGCTTTGAAAACAGCAGGACCAAAAGGAGTATCCTCAACCCTGTCTGTCAAAGGAATCTCCTTGAGATACTTCTCAAGCGCTTCCTTTACTGCAGCCGCCTGTGCCCCAGAAGAGGTAGGATGGCTGTATTCTCCGGAAGAGGTAACACTGACGTGGAACGCCCTTTCGGATATCGGATTGGGCCGTATGCGTCTGCATATTCCCCCAATCCGCCGAGCCGCGAGTCCCAGATCAATAATGATCTGCGAGTCCGGCTTAAAGTCGCTCGTTAGTACATTCTTGTACTTCTCGATCGACTTCCTCTCTACCTCGGATCCCATGTATGGCATCTGTCGGCTGGAGACAAGGTGGGAGAGATGTTGTAGCAACAACATGTCTACCTCACCTTGATATAGCCTTTTGATAAAGGCTATTTTATCAAGGCACCGGAAAATATTATTATGATCCGGTTTCTTGAGAGGCCCAATTGTTTGGGTCTTCGCAACTGAATGGAATAGGAAATTTCCCCATTCCTTCCACTGCGTAACAAGGTCGGACATATTATATGTACCAACCTTGTAGACTTTCCTAACCAGTGACTGGATTAAGGAGAAGTCCTCTGAGCCAACGAGAAAGATACTTTCATCGGTGAGCCAGAGAGAATCCACCATTCCATGAATGAAATCGTGGATCCTATTAAGCTGTGATCTGGGTCTGCTGACTAAGATCTTAGCTGATCGTGGACCTAGCCCGATATCACGGGTTAGGATCACGAAGACACCCCGCCTTTGGAAAGGGGTAAGGAAGTATTCCTTAGCCTCCCAGTACTGGGTGTTGAGGGAGCGACCCTTGAATGTTTCATTCAGGATCGACCCTATCGGGAGGTGATAACGGAAGTTATCCCCCCCGACATGCTTGAGGATAGGCAGCAGCCTTCCCCAAGCGTGAGGAAAAGTCTTACCTACACAGTCCCGAAGGATATGTGTCTGGATAAGATTATTTTTCATCTCTCGCATTGCAT